ACGCTTGCTCTCTTTCTCCATAACGAATTTTTCCATTATGTAACAAATTGTACCAGTAATTGTAAGAATAGTAATAATTTCTAAAATGTATGATAACATAGTATTTAATTAGTTGATTTGTAATAGACTACCGAAGTAGTTTCGACTATTGAAGTCTCATCAGTATTACTCAGATAGGCGAGCCCATGTTGGTAAGTTATTACTGTTAGTGTAGTTACCATATTTTTGGAAACACTCCATTGACTCAAGTCTTTCTTGATTGATTGAGTATACATCGTCATGATTATATTCAAAAGTACCTTTTTTAGTTGTAAATTCAATAGTTACATTTTTTCCGATTAGAGATTTTGAGATAACAAATCTTTTTTTAGTTAATTTAGTCATAATAATTTAATTTAATTTAGTTAATAGTTTAAGTTTATTTGTATATATTATCCAATGTTAGTCGTATTTATTTTGTGAAATACTTCTTCACTTTAAGAACTGCAAAGTTCCATGTGTACCACACAACGTATCGTGGAAACGAGATAGGATTGAAGTTGTTCCATCTACCATCTTTGTACATTTTCCAGCACGCTCTGATATTATTGATGTATGTTTTCATAGTAGTTATCGTTTAGTAGTTACATATATATTATCCAAATAGTTTCGTATTTATATTGTAATTAAAACGCAAAAAATCTGACGCAAAACGGCAAAAACGGGGGCCGGTGGGGTATTTATAAACGATTTTTGTAACTGGCTGGGTACCAGGTACATAGGGGGCTACACTCTACTCCTATATTTATAACGTATTTTTATGTGACATAAGCCTATTAAGGTGTATTAGTAACAAGCTATTGTCACACTTTTAACTATTTTTACTACTATGTGATAATATTCTTATGGCAAAGCAAAAATTAACACCTACTGCTGCGCGCATGAAAGCTAATCGTGATAAAAAAGCTGCGATGACGCCTGCTAGACGTAGGAAAAAAGCCGAAAATCAACGAAAAAGACGTGCCGCGATAAAAACTGGTGTAAATATCAGTGGTAAAGACTTCGATCACAAGGATCGTAAGTTTAAATCTGTCAAAGCTAATCGTGGTAATGACGGAAAAGGTACTAAAAAAGAGAAATAATGGCATACGTACAAAAAAATCATCCATTTCCTGTTACTAGCTGTGGTAGACGTCGTAGTTTTCAAACAACATCGGCACCATTACGCCTAGTAGAAGATGAAAGTCCGATGCAAAAGCGTAAACGTAAGCCAGATGTACGTAGAACTATAGGTCCTGGCAAAAACTTTAACAGAGCTAAGTCAACTGGCACCGGTGGTAAAGCAGGTGGCGGTATGACCGAGAAAGGTGTACGTGAATATAGACGTAAAAATCCTGGTAGTAAGCTAAAGACAGCGGTAACAACACCGCCATCAAGACTAAAACCAGGTAGTAAAGCTGCAAAACGTAGAAAGTCGTTCTGTGCAAGATCAAAAAATTGGAAAAGTAAACGAGGTTTAGCTGCTAGACGCAGATGGAACTGCTAAAATATATAACATGAAAAAAAGTTCAGCATTAAAGAAAATATCTGCTGCTTGTAAAGCTGCGGCAAAGCGTAAGTTTAAAGTATGGCCTTCAGCTTATGCTTCTGGTTGGGGTGTACGATGCACTAGAGCCGGTGGTCCTAGTAGATTTGGTGGAGGTAAAAAGAAAAAGTAATGGCATTTAAGTTAAATAATAATAAGATAAAGCAAGTTATTACAGAGCTTAAAAAAGCTAGTAAAACACACGCTAAGCAAGCTGACAAACTACAAAATGCTATAAGCTCACCCATGAACAAACGCATGGGTAAGTTTCAAGAATCTGATGCGCCTGATGCTAAAGGTAAGTTTAGAGATTTATCTGCACCTGCTCTAGCTAGCTGGATGATTAAATCAAGAAAAGGTAATTTATCTAAAATTATTAGCAGTTTAAATCAACAAGTGGTGTTTAGAAGAAACAAAGATCCAAAGTACGCGGCTAAAATGCGTAGAACTATGGACATCGTAAGAAAAAGATTAGGTAAAAAGAAAGATGAGTAAAGCTTACAGAGGCGTATTAAAAGCTCGTATATCTAAGCTATACGGTGGAGATGTAACTGTGGCAAAAGCTAGAGCTTTAAAAAACAGAAAAGACGCTACGCCTCGTGATAAGCAATTAGCAAACTGGTTTATAAACATGCAAACTAACAGACCTTCACCAAAAAAGAAACGCAAAGATCCGGTTGTTGGTACTGGTAAAAAACCAAAAGGCAGCGGTAGAAGATTATATACTGACGAAAATCCAAAAGATACAGTAAGTATTAAATTTGCTACAGTAGCTGATGCTAGAAAAACTATAGCTAAAGTAAAAAGAATAAATAAACCTTACGCTCGTAAAATACAAATATTAACCGTTTTAGAGCAAAGAGCTGAAGTTATGGGTAAAATGGAACAAGCAAGACTTGCGAGAGTTGCTAAAAAACAATTAAAGGCACAACATGTACGTTCAAAAAAGTAATCCGTTTAAGAAAAAACAAAAAGGTGGTGGTACAACTAAAACTTGTTTGCCTGCTGCTAAAATACGTAGTATGAGTAAAGCTGAAAGAGATAAGCTTGTTCGTGCTAAAAAAGCATCCGGTGCTAAAGGTAAATACAAAAGATCATCTAAAACAAATGTAAAAGGTGCTCGTAAAAAAGGAGCTACACTTAGAGACTGGTTTCAAAAAGAAGACTGGAGACAAGTTAATGATCCAAGTAAAAAATGCGGTGAAAAATGAGTTTGTTTAAAGATTTTAATATATCTAGTTTTAAAAAACAAAAACCACCTAGTGATAATTCTTTTAGAACTATGCAAGAGGTTAAAGAGCTTAAAAGTATACCGCTTAAAAAAGAGTTTGTAAAGAAGTATGATAATATTGAAGCTGCTTTTAAAAAGACAGCAGAAGAAAACAACATAGAAGATTACGACAAAAGTATAGCTGCAAAGTTAATAAAAGACTCTGCGCCTGTAATATTAAAATTGAAGAAACACTTTGACAGGCCAAGACCTAAAGTATCTGCTAAGAAAATGAATATTAGCATGAAAGATTACGAAATGGACTCTATGAAAACTCCTTCGTATCCATCAGGTCACTCTGTTCAAGGAATATTAATAGGTAATGTTTTAGCTGATAAACATCCTAAGGCTTCTAAAGCTTTTAAGAAAACAGCAGAAAACATATCTTATAGTAGAAGAGTAGCTCACGCTCATTATAAGTCAGACAGTAAGTTTGGTGAAAAAATAGGTGAGGCAATGTTTAAACATATTAAAAACAAAATTTAAAATGAAAAAAGGTCCAATGAAGGCTAAAATGCCTATGACAACAGTTAATGGTAAAAAAGTACCAACTTTTGCAGTAGATGGCAAAGGAGCTAACGACATGAAAAAAGACTCAGCTAAAAAAATGAAGAAAGCTGCGGCTATGAAACTTAAAAAAGAAAAAGACGCTGCTATGAAAATGAAAAAAGCTGCTGCTATGAAAATGAAGAAAGCAAAAGATGCAGCTATGAAAATGAAAAAAGCAGGTATGAAGATGAAAAAAGAATCTGCTATGAAGCTTAAGAAAGCGGCTACAATGATGAAGGCTGCTATGAAGATGGGCCACAAAAAGTAAATTAATTACTAACCAATAAATAAAACCAAAATGACGTATTTGTATTACAAGACAAGCACGTGGACCGGTAATCCACAAGTAAACGAAAAAACCAAAGAGCAGTGGGAGCACTTAGCTAATAAAGCTAATTGGCGTATTACCCAGCTGCCAAACGGTTATTACCAAACAGAAGTTTCAAAACCTAACAGCGATGAATATGTCGATGTTACAAGACGAGAAACTATAGAAGGTGCTGAAAAAGCTATTGATGGAAGTATTGAACACTTCACTAAAAAGCTAGAAGCAACCAAAGGCCCTAAGGTCGTTAAAACATTTGAATAAACCAATTTAATTTAATATAATATAATGGAATACAATTTACCTAGTGAAATTGTCAAAGACTTGAACTTTGGCGATTCCGCTAAACAAAAGATCATCATGGGAGTAGATAAGCTCGCCCGAGCTGTAAAGTCTACCCTTGGAGCCTCAGGAAAATGCGTTATCTACGAAGACGGCAGAGGCAAACCGGTCATCACAAAAGATGGTGTAACCGTTGCAGAGAGCGTAGTCTTATTTGACCCGGTTGAAAACATGGGAGCTACTTTAATAAAGGAAGCTGCACAAAAAACTGTTAGTGAAGCAGGTGATGGTACTACAACAGCCACAGTCTTGGCGCAAGCATTAATTAAAAGTATTTATGATAATCTAAAAGACTCTTCCGTTAGAGAAATAAAGGAAGGTATATACTCTTGTTTAGATAAAATCAACGAGTATTTAGATAGCATCAAAATAGATGTTGATGGTGATATGCTTAAAAACGTATCAGCTATTAGCTGTAATAATGATGAGGCTCTTGGTAAGATTATATCAGAAGCTTATGAAGCTGTAGGCAAAGACGGTGTGGTATTAATGGAAACATCGGAAACAGATGAAACTTACGTTGAAATGGTTGACGGTGTTCAAATCGAGTGCGGCTTAACATCACCTCATTTTGTTACAAACACAGACAAGCAAAAAGCAGAGCTAGATAATCCTTATGTTTTAATATGTGGATCTGAAATACCTAACGTACGTAAGATACAGAAAATATTAGAACACGTTATAAAGCAAAACAGATCTTTGCTGATAGTAGCTCCAGTATCACAGCAAGTTAAGTCTGCGTTGTTAATGAACAAAGTAAAAGGTAATATTAAAGTAAACATTATTGATTTACCAGGTTTTGGTCCTACCAAGAAAGATACTTGCGAAGATCTAGCTATTATCACAGGCGCCACTATGTTTAATGAAGAGTTAGGTGATGATCTTGACTCTATGAGTGTAGAAGATCTTGGTGAAGTTGAATACGCAGAAACTAGCGAAACAAGTACTGTTGTTACAGTAGAAGACATGCATGAGTTAGTAGAAGATCGTATTGACGAAGTAAATAAGCGTATAGCTGAAGAAAAAAACGGTTTTATTAAAATGAAACTACAAGATAGGCTAGCTATGTTATCTGGCTGCGTTGGTATTGTTAAAGTTGGTGCTAACTCAAAAGTAGAGTTAAAAGAAAAGAAAGATCGTGTTGAAGACGCTATATATGCTACTAAAGCTGCTTTGAAAGAAGGTATTGTACCAGGTGGCGGTGTAGCTTTATTAAATGCTTCAGAAAAAATTATAACTGAAACAATAGGTGAAGATATACTACTTGAAGCTGTTAAATCACCTTTTCACACTATACTAGAAAACGGTGGTATAGATTTTAATGTAAACTTAGAAGAGGGTTGTGGATTAAATGTAATAACTGGAAAACCTGTTAATATGGTTGAAGAAGGTATCATTGACCCTGTGTTAGTTACTAAGACTGCGCTTAAAAACGCTGTATCAGTTGTAACTACTATTATATCCGCAGACTGTGTAATCTCTAATATCAGAGTAAATGAAAGCAGTTAATAACTACATAGTGATTGAGTTTATAAAACAAGATCACAAAAAGGTTGGCGGATTAGTTCTTACAGATGACGTAAACGAAGACAATAGATATTTAAAAGCTAAGGTTATGTCAGTAGGAAACCTTGTCGAAGGCATTAAAGAAAACGATGTCGTTTATTACGATAAACATGCTGGGCATGGTATCCAACATAACGATAAATTTTACGGCGTAATCACACAGAGAGACGTCGTGTTAATCGATTAAGTTAATTACAACCCGATTACTTAATCATAATTATTAATTATTAAAAAATTATAAAAAATGGGAAGAGTATTTTTTAACACAAGAACAAACGTGCATAGTCTTACAGCTGACTATCAAGCTTTAGCTACTGATTCTGGTAAGCACTTTTACTTAAACGCAGCTGCTGGTTTAACTTTGACGTTACCTGCTATAGCTGATGCTCAAGAAGGTTGGAACTGTACGGTTACTGTAGCAACGGTTACCACAAGTAATAATTATGTTATTACAGAGAAAACAGCTTCAGACACAAACAAGATTGTGTCACTTATGTCAATTTTAGAAATTGATTCTGGTGATGATGGTTTAACTAATACTGGTCACACAACTATTACGTTTGAAGGAACTCCAGCGTTAGGTGATCACGTTAGAATAACTTGCGACGGTTCAAAATGGTATGCTGTTGGATTAGGTGTATCTGATGACTTTGTTGCTTTAGCATAAGCTTAACAGATTAAACCTAAACCATAACCCATAAACTTAAAACTTAGAACTTAAAACAAATTATTTATTAATCATTAAAAACAAAAAATTATGTTTGTACAATTTAGAGATGGAGCTAATGACTCTAAGATCGTAAATGTTGATGACATTACAATTATGGACTTGCACACTAACGCTCAGACTTGCGATGTGTATGTTAGAAATCACCTTCAACCAACAGAGGCTGTTTCTGATCACAAGATCACTATCACTACAACTACTGGTAACGCAGAGACTTTTGCTGTTGAACTAGCTGATAAGCTTGCTGCTTCCAAAGTAGGTGGAGATAACTGCTTAATTATAGAAGCAAGTGGTGCTGGTATATCTAGTGTAGTTTCTACAGTAGTATTTGCTGTTGGTTCTTAATCTTGAATGAGATTAACTAGTCACGATTTACGTGAATTACAAATCCTTAAGTATTACAGGCTCGTTAGAAAATGGGCCTGTAAGACTTACGGGTTAAAAGATGCTGATTTAGAGTTACTAATATATTTAGACTGTAAAAAGCGTTTTACAAGACAAGAGTTTATTGATGGAACGTATACATACTCTTGGGATAAAGAAAGGTGGGAAAGATTACGATCTGATGGCTGGATCGAAGTGTGGAGACAAAGAAATAGAACGACTATAAAATACTCTGTATTTAAAACGTCGTTTAAATGTGGCCAACTAATAAGTAGAATATATAGAATACTTCTTGGTGAAGAAGATTTACCTACATCAAACAGAAGTATATTTTACGATAATAAATCATATACTGATAAAGTTTACAACAAAGCTATTGATGATATGATAAAAGATAAAGATAGATAATGGCATTTAAACTAGGTTCATCTAAAAAATTTAACGCTAACAAAGGCAATATAAAAAGCAAACTTAGCTTTAAGTCTGGAGATGAAATAGTACCTGGAACGCCTGTGTTTAGAAAGCAGCTAGGTAAAGATGTTATTGCTGAAGCAAACTACGACGGAAGTATTTATATTGACAAAAGTATAAAACTAGACGATCCAATGATGCAGCAAGCTTTAGCTCATGAAATGCAACACATTACAGCAATGAAGTTAGGTACTGAGTACTACGACGACAATGCTGTTTATTATAAAGGTGAAGTTTGGAAGCGTAACAATGGTTATGTGACAGATCCAAAAACCGGTGAAAGGTTTGCTGAAGGAGACAGACGTTTACCTTGGGAAAATAACAAGATATGATAAATAACTTAGTAGGAGGTTTGTTTGGTAAAATTGTTGATAATGCAGAAGGCATACTCGACAAAGTAATTACCACTGACAAAGAAAGAGACGAAGCAAAGCTAGCTCTTAAAAAACTATTATTAGACGCAGAGCGTGAAGCTTTTGCTAAAGAAGTAGAAGATCGTAAGTCTGCGCGCGATATGTATAAAGACGATGCTATTATACAAAAAGTATTAGCAACGTTATTTACTGTAGCTTATTTTGGTATTACATTTGTAATGTTTAATTACTTCGTTACAAAATCAATAGAACTAGGAGAATTTGAAATTAGTTTCATCTCTACGATATTTGGCGCTATGAGTGCTAAAGTAAATACAATTATAGACTTCTTCTTCGGTGGAAGCTCAAAGAAAAACGAACAATCAAAAGAAAAATAAAATGGCATTTAAAGATCCAACAGATTACGCATTTGGTCAGTTAGGTAGCATACACGTAGCTGGTACTAACGCGGTAACATTAATTGGTGGCGATGACACTGATGTTACGCCTGCTAGTAATGTAAATAGAATAACAAAAGTTTTTGTAGCTATAACATTTTTAGAGCCTACAACTTTTAATACAGGCGCTACAGGTTTAGTACCTGCAGACGCACAAAACTTTCCTAGTTCAGATGGCGCTAGTACAGATATAGATGCTGATGGTGGTGTTGCTGTAGACGGTGAAACTTTTCCAGAAGGTTTAACTATTTATGGTAGATGGACTGGTTTTCAATTAGCGACTGGTAGAGTTATAGCTTACGTAGGTGTATAATGTTAGGACTAGGAAACGGCATAACATCATCTCCTAGACTAAGCTCTGCATTTAGCATAGCCAACGTAGAAGGTATACAAACTTGGTTAAAGTTTAACGAAGGCCAAACAGACGATGGCTCTACAATTACGTGGGCTGATAGTAGTGGTCAAGGTAATCCTATATCAGACTCTAGTGCTGGTACAAATGATAGAGTAGAATTTACTGGCGGAGCTTTACATTTAAAACAAGTAGATGGTAGCACGCATCCAGAAGCAAACTTTACTTCTGAAATGGATTTAACAGGTGCTTTTACTATATTCATGGTGCTAGACGTAGAAGATACTTTAAGCTCAGAAACAATACTTCAAGGTAGTGGAGTTAACTTTTTTAGACTTGCTCAAAACAACGTTGACGCTAAGTTTAGATTTAAGTTTGGAGGAGTTTCTGATACTATACCAACAGCAGCAACAGCCCCTAGTATTAGCAAAGCTTTATTTAGAATATCTAGAGATAGTAGTAACAATGTTGACTTTTTTGAAGATGGCAGTTCTTTAGGTGGAGATTTTCCTGTTGCAGCTGCTGGAACATTTTCAATAATTAGACTAGGTGCTACAGCCGCTTCAGCTGTTGGAAGTAAGATTTTTGAGTTTGTTGTTTTTAACGAACTAGTAAGCGATGCAAATATAGCTTTAATAGAAACAGACATAAAAACTAGAAACAGTTTATAATATTAATTTAATTAAATAAAATCATGGCAAAAAGAAAAACACCAAAGGTAAAAGACGTTATTGATATTACGCCTAAACCAGAAAAAATTACAGAAGAACAACTTAAAGAAGTTCAAGGATTAGTTACAGCGATGCATAGGATGCAAATGGATATTGGAGTGGCTGAGTCAAGAAAACATCAAATACTACATCAACTAACTATCGTGCAAGAAAGTATTACTAACTTGCAAAATGATTTTGAAAAAGAATACGGTACGTTTGATGTTGATATGCAAACAGGTGTAATAAATTATCCGAAACAAGATGGCAAAGTTGATAAGAAAGATTAGTGTAGGTAAAGATTATAAAAACGATGCGATGCACTATGCTGTTGGACAAGAGGTATACGGTGGTCACACTATATGCGATATTGTTGAAGAAAAAGATAAATACTCTGTTTACATAAGAAAAAACAAAGTAGTTATACCTTGGAAAGACTTCAACAAAAACATGGCGGTATCAGTTGAGTATAATTTAGAGTACTGATGAAAGCGCCTTTTGATTTTGTAATAGAACCAAAAGGTGAAAGATATAACAATAGTAAAAAAGTAGGTGATAAAAAACTTATTTTAAATACAGAAGTTTATAATCACGAATATGTTAATAGACAAGCTATAGTTAAATCTGTACCTACTGCGTATAAAACTAAAATAAAAGTTGGTGATACTGTTATAGTTCATCATAACATTTTTAGAAGATGGCATGATGTTTACGGTAAAGAAAAAAACAGTAGAAGTTTTTTTGATGAAAACACCTACTTAGTAAAAGAAGATCAGATATTTCTATATAAAAGAAATAATGATTGGAAAACTTGTGATGGTTATTGTTTTGTTCAACCAATAAAACAAAGAAACAAGCTAGCTACTGAAGAGGAAGAGCAGTGTATCGGTATAGTTAAATATACAGACGGGGTTTGGAATAAAGAAGAGTTAGTTGGTTTTACACCGTTTTCAACCTATGAGTTTATTATAGATGATACAAAGCTTTATAGGGTTATGAATAAATTTATTACAATCAAATATGAGTATCAAGGAAACGAAGAAGCGTATAATCCTAGCTGGGCGCAAAGCAGTTGATGAGTTGATTAAGGTTGCTGAAGAGCAAATCATCACTAATACAGAAGATGACGTGTCTGCTGATCGATTGAAAAACGCTGCGGCTACTAAAAAGCTAGCTATATTTGATGCATTTGAAATCCTCAACCGCGTACAAGAAGAAGAGAATATTCTGGAAGGAAAGACATCTGAAGAGAAAAAAGAGAGAGTATTTAAAGGTTTCGCGGAAGGCAGATCAAAATAATAGCGTTTTTGATGTACGAACAAAGCTTATATAAAATAGTTGAACCAGTTAAGAAGACAACAATAAGTCGACTTAATAAAAAACGTAAATGGGAGTATGGATACAATAAAGAACATAATATCGTGGTTATCTCTAAAACTGGGCGAGTTGGACAGATATTGGAGATACAAGGTTTGCAAATTGGCCTGCCAGCTAAACCGCAAACAGTGCACATGCACAACGACAAATGGCAAAAAATAGAGTACCCTAAAGAGTTAAGTAAACTTAAAAATATATTTGACTGGAGAAATTATCCAGAAGAAAGCAAAGACAAGTGGTACGATTTTATAGACGAAGAGTTTAAACGTAGAGAAGAAGGCTTTTGGTTTATGAACAATGGCGAGCCTACATATATAACAGGTAGCCATTATATGTATTTACAATGGAGTAAAATAGATGTTGGCGCTCCAGATTTTAGAGAAGCTAACAGACTGTTCTTTATATTTTGGGAGGCGTGTAAAGCTGATAAACGCTGCTACGGTATGTGTTATTTAAAAAATAGACGTAGTGGTTTTTCGTTTATGAGTTCTGCTGAGACCGTTAACTTAGCAACTATATCAAGTGATTCTAGATATGGAATACTATCAAAAAGTGGTGCTGATGCTAAGAAAATGTTTACAGACAAAGTTGTTCCAATATCGATCAACTATCCGTTCTTTTTTAAACCGATTCAAGACGGTATGGATAGACCTAAGTCTGAACTTGCTTATCGCGTACCTGCAAGTAAGTTTACGCGTAAAAAAATTACTACCAACGAAAAGCAAGAAGAGTTGGCTGGACTTGACACTACTATTGATTGGAAAAATACAGGCGACAATAGCTACGATGGAGAAAAGCTTAATCTGTTAGTACACGATGAAAGTGGTAAGTGGGAAAGACCTGATAATATTTTAAATAACTGGCGTGTAACAAAAACTTGTTTACGTCTTGGTAGTAGAATTGTAGGTAAATGCATGATGGGTTCAACTAGCAACTCATTAGAAAAAGGTGGTGATAACTTTAAAAAATTGTATAACGACAGCGATGTCACAAAAAGAAATAGAAATGGTCAAACACGCTCTGGTTTATATTCTTTGTTTATCCCAATGGAGTGGAACTATGAAGGTTTTATTGATGAGTTTGGACGACCAGTGTTCGATACCCCAGCACGAGAGCGTTATGGACCCGACGGTGAACTAATAGATATTGGCGTTATTGATCACTGGCAAAACGAAGCTGAAGGATTAAGAGATGATCAAGATGCTTTAAACGAGTTTTACAGACAGTTTCCAAGAACTGAAGAGCACGCGTTTAGAGATGAAACAAAAAACAGTATATTTAATTTAGTTAAAATATACGAACAAATAGATTATAATGAAGAGCTTGGGAGAACTTTAGGTGTAACTACAGGTAATTTTCAATGGATCAACGGCGTAAAAGATAGCAAAGTAGTTTTTTATCCTGATCAAAACGGAAGATTTAAAGTTAGTTGGGTGCCTAAAGAAACTATGCAAAATAGAGTTATAAGCAAAAATGGAATTAAATACCCAGGAAATGAACACGTTGGCGCGTTTGGTTGTGATAGCTATGATATTAGTGGTACTGTGGACGGCCGTGGATCAAAAGGATCACTTCATGGATTAACAAAGTTTTCTATGGAAGATGCTCCACCAAACCATTTTTTTTTGGAGTATTTATGTAGACCGCAAACCGCTGAAATATTTTTTGAAGATGTATTAATGGCGTTAGTTTTTTATGGTATGCCAATACTAGCAGAGAATAATAAACCAAGATTATTGTACTATTTAAGACGTAGAGGTTATAGAGGGTTTAGTATGAATAGACCAGATAAAATATGGAATAAATTATCTGTAGCAGAAAAAGAAATTGGTGGTATACCAAACTCAAGTGAAGATATTAAACAAGCTCACGCTGCTGCTATAGAGATGTATATTCAAAACCATGTTGGCATGATGCCTGATAATACTTTTGGAGACTTATATTTTAACAGTCTTCTTAATGATTGGGCAAAGTTTGATATAAACAAAAGAACTAAGTTCGATGCTAGTATTAGCTCTGGCTTAGCGATTATGGCTTGTAACAGACATTTGTATAGACCTAATCCCAAAAAAGAAAAAAGTAAATTGAACATAAATATATCAAGATATTCTAATAACGGCTCTATGTCAAAAATAATAAAATAATATGGCTTACACTAATAGATATTTTCCAAGTCAAGTAGTTAGTGATGCTGAAAAGATTAGTTATGAATATGGTTTAAAAGTTGCTAAAGCCATAGAGCATGAATGGTTTGCTGATGAAAGAAACAACAGCAACAGCAATAGATTTAAGTCAAACTACAATGAGTTTCATAGCTTAAGATTATACGCTAGAGGAGAACAATCAATACAGAAATACAAAGATGAATTATCTATAAATGGTGATTTATCTTATTTAAATTTAGACTGGAGTCCTGTGCCTATAGTGCCTAAGTTTGTTGATATTGTAGTAAACGGTATAGCTGAAAGAACATACGATATAAAAGCTTTTTCACAATCACAAAACGGAGTAGATAAAAGAACTGAATACATGGAAGCTATAATGGCTGACATGGAGTTTAAAGATCTGAACGACCTAGTTCAAGCTGAGCTTGGTGTTGATATGACAGAAAGTGATGAAAAAGAGCTACCTGAAAATTTAGAAGAGCTAGGCATACACATGCAATTAAACTACAAGCAAAATGTAGAAATAGCACAAGAGCAAGCTATACGCATGCTTATGGAAGGTAATAAGTATGAGCTTACTAAAAAAAGATTTTATTATGATTTAACAGTATTAGGTATTGGAGCTGTTAAAAATAATTTTACAACATCTGAAGGTATCACAATAGATTATGTTGATCCTGCTAATCTAGTATACTCTTATACTGATTCTCCATACTTTGATGATATATATTACGTTGGTGAGGTAAAGCAGATACCAATTAACGAGTTGGTAAAACAATTTCCGCACTTAACAGAAGAAGACTTAGAAGAAATTAAAGAGCAAAAACCTGCTTATAGAAATAATATATATTCTAACTACTCTGATCAAAAGTCTGATAATAACAAGATTCAAGTTTTATATTTTAATTATAAAACATATATGAATCATGTTTATAAAATTAAAGAAATGGCTTCTGGTGGAGAAAAAGCTATTGAAAAAGATGATACGTTTAATCCTCCAGAAGAAAAACAAGAAGGTTTTATTAGACTACAAAGAGCTATAGAAGTTTTATACGATGGTGCGATTGTTCTTGGAACTGACAAGCTTTTAAGGTGGGAGATGTGCAAGAACATGGTAAGACCAAAAAGCGATTATACTAAAGTTAAAATGAACTATAGTATTGTTGCTCCAAGAATATATAACAATAGAATTGATTCTCTTGTTAGACGTATCACTGGCTTTGCTGATATGATACAGCTTACACATTTAAAGCTACAGCAGGTTATGTCGCGTATGGTGCCAGACGGTGTATATCTTGATGCTGATGGTTTAGCTGAAATAGATTTAGGTAACGGAACAAACTATAATCCGCAAGAAGCTTTAAATATGTTCTTCCAAACAGGTAGTGTTATTGGTAGATCGTTTACGAGCGAAGGTGACATGAATCCTGGCAAAGTACCTATACAAGAAATTACATCTGGATCCGGCGGTAATAAAATACAAGCGTTGATAGCAAACTATAACTATTATATGCAAATGATACGTGATGTCACCGGGCTTAATGAAGCTCGCGATGGTAGCATGCCAGATAAAAACGCTTTAGTAGGTATACAAAAAATTGCAGCCGCTAATAGTAACACTGCTACAAGACATATATTGCAGTCTGGTTTATTTTTAACAGCAGAGCTAGCAGAGTGTTTATCACTTAGAATATCCGATGTTTTAGAGTACTCACCGACTAAAGATGCTTTTATTCACGCGTTAGGTGTTCACAATGTTGCTACATTAGAAGAAATATCAGAACTACATTTGTATGACTTTGGTATATTTATTGAACTTTCTCCAGATGAAGAAGAAAAACAAAGACTAGAGAATAATATACAGATGGCATTACAGCAACAAACTATAGAGCTTGAAGACGCTATTGATATTAGAAACGTTAAAAACGTAAAGCTAGCTAATGAAGTTTTAAAAATTAGAAGAAAGAAAAAACAAGCTAATGACATAAGACTTCAAAGAGAAAATATACAAGCTCAATCACAAGCTAATGCTCAAGCTTCTCAACAAGCTGCTCAAGTAGAAGTACAAAAAAATCAAGCTTTAAATCAAAGTAAAATGCAGCTAGCTCAAATGCAAGCGCAACTTGATGCTCAAAAAATGCAACAAGAAGTTGATCTTAAGAAAGAGTTAATGCAACTAGAGTTTCAATATAACATGCAGTTAAAGCAAGTTGAAACTGAAGGATTAAAACAAAGAGAAAAAGAAAAAGAAGATCGTAAAGACAAACGAACAAAAATACAAGCCACTCAACAATCAGAAATGATAGATCAAAGAAAATCAGGTAGACCACCTAAAAACTTTGAATCTGCCGGTAATGATATACTTGAAGGTGGATTTAACCTAGGTGCAATGTAACCTAGCTAATTAACACTAATTTTTTATATTTTATATTATGGAACAAGAACTAGAAAACGTTGAAGAAACGAAATTTAAATCTGCTGATGACGATAGCGTTATTAAAGTAGATTTAAACAAACCACCGGTAACGGAAGAAAATGACAAACCAGAAGAGCAAGCAGAAAAAGTTGCAGCAAGTGAAACTGACGACTCAGGAGTGGTTGGAAGCGATGAAGACGCCGAGCCCGTACAAGAACAAGAAGAAGTACAGCCGGAAGACGAAGCACAAGAACAACCTGTAGTTGAAGAAATAACTAACGAAGAGGTTGAAAAAGAAGTTGAAGAAGAAGTTGAAGAAGTTGTAGAGCAAGTTGAAGAAGCTGTAGCTAAAGCTCAAGAAACTGGTAAGCCTTTACCCGAAAACATTCAAAAGTTAGTAGACTTTATAAATGAAACAGGTGGAGATGTAGAAGACTACGTTCGCTTAAATCAAGATTATAGCAAACTAGATAATACTGCTTTATTGAGAGAGTATTATAGAAAAACTAAACCTCACTTAGACTCAGAAGAAATAGACTTTTTAATGAAAGAAAACTTTTCTTATGATGAAGAAGTAGACGAGGAAAACGATATTAGAAAAAAGAAAATAGCCTTAAAAGAGCAAGTTGCCGAGGCTAAAGCCTACTTAGACGGGCAAAAGTCTAAATATTATGATGAGATTAAAGCTGGATCAAAGCTTACGCCTGAACAGCAGAAAGCTTGGGACTTCTTTAATCGATATAACAAAGAGTCTGAAGAGACAAAACTAAAGTTTGAAAAAGAAAAGTCTAATTTTCTTAAAAAAACAGATAATGTTTTTAACAACAAATTCAAAGGTTTTGAATATAACGTTGGTGAAAAAAAATTTAGATTTAATGTTAAAGACGCAAACAAAGTTAAAGAATCACAGCAAGACATTAGTACTTTTGTCAAAAGGTTTTTGAACAAAGATGGTATGATGGAAGATGCTGCTGGTTATCATAAAAGTTTGTTTACGGCTATGAACGCAGATACTATCGCAAAACATTTTTACGATCAAGGTAGAGCTGACGCTTTAAAAGACAGTGTATCAAAATCAAAAAATGTCAATATGGACCCACGTCAAACGCAAGGGGCTATAGAAATTGATGGCGTTAAGGTTAGAGTTTTAGGTAACGATTCTTCAGATTTTAAGTTTAAAATTAAAAACAAAAAATAATTTATTTAACGCTTAAAATTTAAAATTATGGCAATTACTGCAGGTGGTAATTTGAATAGTGTTCCGGCTTCGGTTCAACAAACACTAGCTTCAAATTACATCGATTTTACGGGCGCAGGTAACGACTGGGCTCAACAATATTTACCAGACCTAATGGAGAAGGAAGCTGAAGTTTTTGGAAACAGAACTATTTCAGGATTTCTTTCACAAGTTGGGGCTGAAGAGGCTATGACAGGTGATCAAGTTGTATGGTCTGAACAATCACGTTTACACTTATCTTACATTGGAACAATCGATGCTGATGGTGATGTTAACGG